AGCCATAACCATAACCATAACCATGAACCCAACCCGTGTCTTCAAACAGAAGGTAACGTACTGGTCGGTCTCCGGGATCGATAAGTACGGCAAGCCCTCGTTTGCGACGCCCATCACGGTCAAGGGACGATGGGAAGACAAGGTCGAAACCTTCCGGGATAAATACGGCAAGGAGACGGTCAGTAAAGCCAAGGTTTACATACAAGATGGGACGAATGTGACGGTAGATAGCTACCTGTATCTGGGGGTTTCCACAGCAGTCTCCCCTCTGAGCGTTGATGGTGCCTGGGAAGTACAGGCAGCAGGGAGGATCCCGAATCTCCGCAACCTAACGTCGCTCTTCATGGCGTATCTATGACTGTACCGCGCCTAAGACTTCGGAACGGCTTGTCGCGCTTGGCGGCGCCGAATGCGCTTTGGGCATCAGAGCCAGGGTTCGTCGCAAGGATGAGCCGCGTTGTCAAAGAACTGGAGACGGAGATCATCGGGATCTTCGATCAGTTCGATGGTGTGACGGCAGAAGTCTGCGTAGAAGCCTTGAAGCCTACGCTGGAAAAGTCCAAGGAATATTGCCCCAAGGACACAGGGGAACTAGTGGGTAGTGCGTATCTCGAGCACACACCGTACAGGCAGCACCGTGGTACGGGAATGCGAGTAGAGATGGGGTATGCCAAGGACGGCCATCCCGATTATGCTCCGTACGTACATGAGCGATTGGATGTGAGACACGCACCCCCGACCCAGGCCAAGTTCTTGGAGCGCGCAGTACTTGAGGATCTTGGAGGGATCTACTTCAGGATCGCCTTTCAATACCGCATGTTCATGGGTGGCGCGGGAGTATAAGGTGGAGGAATGCCGAGTCCTGCAGATACCGCTTCAGGTCTCCTCCCCGCAACTGTGGTTGGCGGCTCTTCAGGCTGGCTGCTTCGAGTGGGGAGGATGGATCCATCGCCTGACAAGATCATCGCCTTCTTCGATAGCGGGGGGCAGAACCCCGATCCACGGTGGCTTTTGGATTACCCCACCTTCCAAGCACGTGTTCGGGGGTCGATCAATGGATACCCGGACACGTACGACAAGGCGAAACAAGTCAAGGATGTCATCCTGGGACTTACGCCTCAAGACATTGGCACTGATCGCTGGGCTAGCGTTATTATGCTCGGCGATATCGGGTTCATGGGATACGACGACAAAGAGCGGCCTGAGTTCAGTGTTAACTTCAGGGCGATCATACACCCCGCTGCTAATGCGCTAACACAGCGCGACAACATCGTGTGAGGAGAGTGAAATGGCAAAGCGAGTCCAGATCTCAGATGACAACGGTGTGACCTGGTTTACTTTGCCAGGAAGCAAGGCTGAAATCTCCTACGAGGGTGCCGATATCAAGGACACCATCTTCGGTCAGGATTATCAGAGCGGTCAAACCGGTCTGATCGGCTGGATGGTCACTGCAAACGGCGTCTACAAAGGGTTCGCTGGTTACGTGGCGAAGCTCCTGAAGAGTGGCACCTCTACGCCTTTCTCCGTTGAAGCAATGTCGTTGGTCTCCGGCAAAACGTACAAGATCACCAACGCCACGAAGAACGTCTGGAATCGATCGGTCACCACGAACGTCTTCGATAACGCAGTCTTGGTGAATGCGTCGAACATTCTGGAGATCAACTGGCTCTTCGGTCAGGTGACCTTCACACCAAGCTACACCCCTACCACTCCCATCACGGTTACCGGTGCATATTTCCCGATGACGCAGATCGGCAAGGCGCAGTCGTTCGATCTCACGCAGACGATGGCCGCAATCGAGAATACCGACTTCGGCATCGCGCAAGGTAACAACGGCTTCCGGACATACGAGGTCGGCCTCCGCACCGTTCAGCTCGGGCTCAAGGGTGTGTTCGCCACCGCAAACGACTTCCGAACACTCCTCACCACCCGCGCCGAGCTGATTGTGGAGATCAATCCAGATGGTGTCGGGAAGAGCGTAGCTCGAGGCTTCTTCAAAGCGATGGTCACGGGATCTTCCGGCGACGTCGGAGCGCTGGAGGAGGAGACCCTCAACTTTACCCTCGCCGTTCCCGATCAAGCGAATGTGTTGCTACCTTTCAGGTGGTTGCACGATGCAACGACGACACTCTCCGTCGCCATTCAGAAGGCTCTTACAGCCTGGGCTGGTACCGCTCTCGTCGACGTCAATTACCTTCACGATGGTACTACCGGCGTCAAGGGCGACGCAGTCGTCGTGGATGTGTCGCTCTCAGGAGGTCTGGAGAACATGAACGACTTTGCAGTCAAGTTCCAGGGCTGCAACGCACCCGTAGTCCACCCATAATAGTGTGGGTAGTACTCGAGCTGGGAGGCTCTTATGACTGAAACCTTGAATATGAGCAAGCGTGATCTGCTTCGCTCCACCATCTTCTCGACCAAGCAGCCTAAAAGCAAGGTGATCGAGTTCTTCGGCGCGCAGATTGAGCTACGCCAGCCATTACTCGGCGAGATTATTGATGCGCAGACCGAGGAGAACCGCCAGAAAGCTCTGACGGATGTCTTGGTTCGACAGGCCTTCATTCCAGGGACTGACGAGCACATCTTCGAAGATGCCGATCACGATGGGTTGCGACAGTTACCGTTCGGAGCGGACTTCGTGCGTCTTTCAGAGGCCATCCAGGAGTTATCGGAGGTAAATTTTCTCGACAAGAAAGGTACCTAAGGGACCACCCCAGTACCTTTCTTTTGTATAACGTTGCCTTCGAGTTAGGTAGGCCGCTCGAAGAAGTAGAGATGATGGACCTGGAAGAGTTTTCTCGGTGGGTTGCGTTTCTCAAGATCCGTAACGAGCCGAGCAGGAGGCGACGGTAGATGGCTATCAACCTTGGTAACATCTTCTTCGGTTTGATACCTAACACCAGTACGCTCACGAATGCGATTGGTCAGGTTCGTCAGTTTGGCTCTTCGTTAAACGCCGCTGCACAACAAGCCGCCACGTTTGGTCAACAGACGATACGAGCCTTCACTGGCGCTAATGCCGCTGCTCGAAACCTTCAAGCTACCCAAGCCGCTATCAGTCGCCAGCAGGGAGGCGCTGCGATTGGTCCGGGTGGACAGCAGATCCGTCAAGTCAATGGCATGGTCGAGGCGCTCCGTACTTTATCCTCGACTGCCACCCTCGTCGCAGGTCCCCTTAGTGGAGTAGCTACCCGTATCTCGGGGTTAAGTACTCTTGCCGGGAGATTCTCGGTTATCTTAGCGGGGATGGTAGCCGGTGTCGCTGCTGGTATCTACTCCTTCTTTAAGCTCGCCACCGCCACCATAGAAGTGGAGAAAGCACTCCAGCAAGTCCAGCAGACTCTGTATGCGGTCTCAGGGAGTCAGACGATCGCCGCGACAGAAATGAGATACCTATACGAGCTCTCCAATAGAGCTGGTGCAGGCTTCGCAGAGCTTGCGAAGCAGTATTCTCAGATCGCTGCCGCCTCTAAGGATACCAACTTAGAAGGTGAACGAACTCGGGAGATTTTCGAGGCGGTCACATTTGCCAGCTCCAAACTGGGCTTGAGTATTACTGATACAGAAGGGACGTTACGAGCAATCCAGCAAATCATGTCTAAAGGGCGGGTCACCGCGGAAGAATTGCGCGGTCAGTTAGGCGATCGTTTGCCTGGTGCCTTTAAGATCATGGCGGATGCGTTGGGGGTAACGACCGTTAAGTTGGATGAAATGCTTAGGAAGGGAGAGGTCGGAGCTAGCGCCCTTGTAAAATTTGCACAGAAGTTGAAAGAACGCTTCAACATCGATACCTCCGTAAGGATCGATACGATTGCGGCTGCCGAGAATAGACTGAATAATGCCCGGATCAGGGCGATCGACACCATCGACAAGCAGGTTGGGATCTCCCAGGCGTACACCAACGTCCTTAATAAGATGACGGCTGGTATCGACTTCTTTACTAATAACTCTGGCCAGATCATTGCAGTCGTAGGTGCAATTGGCGGCGCGTTCTTGGCTACCTTCTCGCCTACCCTTATTGGGTTGGTTGTGACCCTAACCCTTGCTATCAGTAGGCTGACGCTCCAATTGTTGGGCTTAAGCGCAGCTCTACTCTCCAATCCGATCACTGGCATTCTTGCTCTGATCTCTCGTCTTACCCTTGCGATTGGTGGCGCAGCATATTCATATGCGTACCTGACACAAATAATCGACGCCAACAATAAGTCTCAGCTTAGTACTCTCCCTCCTGTTCAGGAATACATCAAAGCACAAACGGAGCTTAAGACCAGTGTTCGCGAGACCACTCGGGAGTATATTGCCCAACAAGAAGCACTCCTCGCAGTCGCACGAAGTCAGGCGGGAGAGGCTCTCACGCGTCTGAAAGAACTCGAAGGCAAGATGAAGGATATCGGGCAATATAATATTCCTCCTGCAGATCAAGCAGCGTTGTTACGGGCTGTCGTCTCCGAGATCCAGGCACTAGAAACGGAGTATCGAACGGCTGGTAAAGAGGCCCTTCGCCTTACCGGAATCCTGGCGCAGCTCGATGATATTCTAAAGCGCCAGACTAAGAAGGAAGGTGAAGGCCGAAATGATCCTTTGAAAGACCTGACGAATAGGCAGAACCTGGCTATTAAGAATGCCCAGGATACCATCAAGGAGTTGAACGAAGCCTACGGCGAAATCTTCAAAGCCCCGCGTGCAAAAGAGGCGGGACTACTCCAGATCGAGATCAACAAGCAGATTGAGAACTTCCGGGACGTCTTAACACGGGCCGAGCTTCCGCTCTCCAAGGTGACAGAGCTTACGGATAAATATGCCGCGGCCCTTAAGAGGGTTAAAGAAGGCGAGATAACCCTGAAGAACTTCACCTCTGTCTTCCAAGCGGTCGAGGGGATCGTGTCGAGGGGGTTGGAGAAGGGGTTAGATGCAATGA